AAATAATAATATCTGGTTCAAATCTATTAGAGGTAACACAGTTTTTTCAAAATGGAACTGAAGATTTAAATATTGATGTTACAAATGTTTTAAGAAGTTTTATATCTGATTCTATTCCAAATAATGGGTTTATAATTTCATTTTCTGGTTCAATTGAAAATGATAATAACACATATTTTGTTAAGAGATTTGCTTCAAATCAAGCATTTGATAAATTTTATCGACCAACTTTAACAATATCTTATGATGATTCGCAATTTGATGATTTACCATATGGAATATTAAACACAACAGGCACAACATTTTTATTTAATAAAAACAAAAAAACTTCCCAGTTTGAGAATATATTATCCAGCTCAACAGTTTTATCCGGCTCAAATTGTTTATTATTTAATTTAAAATGCAAAAATACATCAAGTGTTGATTTATTTTTTACAGGTTCTCAAATTTCCAATAAAACTGGCAAATATTCATGTGATTTTTTTGTGCCAGACACTGGAGACATTGCAAAAATATTAAACACGTCAGGATCTATTAAATTTATAGCAAAATGGATGTCATTAAACAAATCTATAGATTTTACTGATGATGTGGAATATACATTCCAAAGAAGTTCACAGCAAAGTTTAGATGAAGACGAAATTGTTTACAATATAAAACATGTTAAATCTGAATATAAAATAAATGAAAAAGCAAAGCTACCAATTTTTATTTATAATAAAAACTTTAATTTAAAATTAGTTAAATTACCAATTGAAAAGAAAACATTATTTATGCGAGGTCTTAAATATTCAATTCGTGATATTGAGTCAAATAAAACAGTTATAGATTTTTCTGATGGTACAAAAGTATCAAATGACACAGAAAAATGTTATATAACAATAGAATTTAATAATTTAATCCCAGGTAGAAGTTATGTTGTTGATTTATTAAATGAAGATGATGTAAATGAGACAAAAACTGTAATAAAAAATGTATCTTCAATATTTAAAGTAGTGGAAAATTAATAATGGCAAAAACTTCTGAATTAATAAGTTTTATATTAAAAAATAATCTTTCACAATTTGTTACTGGTTCTTTTGAAAACTTATATTCAAGTTCATCATTTAGAAATGATCAATATGGTGATGGTTTAAGGACAACACAACAAACAAATATAGATTTCTCTAAATTCGAAAACCATTGCTTTTTTAACTCAGCCGTTGCAAAAACAAATCTAGCATTTGAAAAAATAATAAATAAATATCCATTTGATGGCACAAAAAAAGATTTAAATGATTTTATGGATAATTTATCAGGGTTTGAAAAATATATTTTTGATAATTTTCCAAGTAATTTTGGCTTTTTAAACTTTAATAGTTCATTAGAAAATCACATACAAATTGTTGACGAAAAAGGCTATTATGCAACGCAAAAAGAATTTGAAATAGAAGATAATTTATCTGTAATAGACCCACAAAACAATTCTTTTACAATAGAGTTCCACATTAATGTGCCACCAACAACAAATAATAATCAGATTATTGTTCAAAAAAAGAATGACACATCAAACCATGGTTTTGCTGTTTATTTAAGTTCTTCAACTTCAACAACAATTGCAAGTATTGGGATGTGCTTATTTTCAGGTTCATTTTATAATGATGTTAAGTTTAGTATTGATAAAAATAAATTCAACCATATCGCATTTGTTGTTGACAGAAGTAAATCTGATTATACAGAAATAATTTCTTATTTAAATGGTGGTTTCATATCAGGGTCTAATAAACAGTTAATAAAAGAAACAAATACAAAAACATCACCGTTAATCATTGGAAGTGGAAGCAATTTTGACATTCAAACAACATATATTCCATCACAAACATTCAGTGGCTCATTAGATGAATTTAGATTTTTTCATGAGGCAAGAACAAGTAATGATATTTCATATTATTATGATAAAAATGTTTACTCAACAGACAATTTAAAGTTATATTATAGATTTAATGAACCAGCAGATATATCGCCAAATACAGGAGATGCAGTAAATTCAATAGTATTAGACTACTCTGGAAATTCTTTTCACTCAAATATAGAAAATTATGTAACTTCGCTAAGAAAAAATATAAATGATGATAATACATCATTGTTGATAAGTGAAAAAGAAGAGTACAATAAAATACTTTTTCCTGGCAACTCAGAAATACTTGCATTAAATGGTAATTTATTGGCTGACGCAAAAGATTATGATGATTTTAATCCAAATGTTATTTATAAATTATTTCCAAAACATTATTTTATAGATGGACAATTATTTCAATCATTTGATGACTTAAAAGGTGATATTGCTGGGAGTTTTGATGAAGATAATTTAGATCAAATACCAGGTGAATTTAAGTTAAAAAATGTGCAATTATTTCTTTCATTTCTTTATATTTTTGCAAATTATTTTGACGAGTTAAAAATATTTGTTGATGCTATCGTTAACATAAATAATTTTAGCTATAACACCTATGAAACCCCACCATCAAATTTTCTTCTAGATCTAAATAAAATAAATGGTTTAAATGTTAATAATATCTTGAATACTTCATTCAATCCAATTGAATATTCTAGTCAAGAAATTATTGATGAAAATGGTAAAAAATTATCAGTTCGTGAAATACAAGATGAAATTTTAAAAAGATTGCTAATAAATTCTAATTTTATATTAAAATCAAAAGGAACATTAGAATCAATAAAAATGTTAATGAGATGTATAGGAATAGATCCTGATATATCCTTGAGAATAAAAGAACATGGTGGTAAAAATACAAAAATATCATCCATGAGAGAAATAAGAAAAAAAATTGATGGTATGTTAAAATTTGATTCTGACTCTTATGTTACATCTTCATTTTTAAGAAAAACAAGAGAAACATCAATTGGATATCCCCCGCCATCAGGTAATTCAAATAATGATTCTATGTTTTTATCAGGAAGTTGGACAGTTGAATTTTTGGCAAAATATAATAAAAGAGAAGTAGACAACAATGAATTTAGCAGCTTAATCAGGTTACACACAGTTGGTTCTGATATTCCAATTAACGAAGGTTGTATTTCAAATATTGTAGCCGACGCAGACTTAAATAAGTTGACTTGGTATTTTAATTTTGAACCATCATCTTCTGTTAATTCATTAGAATTTGAAGGAATTCCAATATATGATAATGATATTTGGTATATAAGTGTAGGAAAAGAATATACGGGGAAAGCAAAAAATAACTATTTCTTTAAGGTAGCAAAACCTTTAAATTATGATGAATATGAAATATACCAAACATCTAGTTATATTCAAGATACAAATATAAATATTCAGTCACTGTTTAGTTTGGAAAATAATGCAAGTGGTAGTTATTTATCGATAGGAAATATACCAAACCAGAATAATACTCAATCTAGATTTTTAACAGATGAAGAACAATTATATACAGAAACATATTTTAATATTTCAAACTTAAAATTTTGGACAAAAACATTATCTGAAAATGAAGAAAAGGAACATATTATAAATCCATTTTCATTTGGTGCAGATATAAATCTTGTAAATAATATATTTGAAAAAAACCATAGTGCTTCTTATGAATCATTAAAAATGTACGTTATAAACAAATATAATGACAAAAATTCAAATGATATTGGAGAGGTATTTTTTAATGACATAACTGGTAATGAGATACATTTATATGGAGATAATTTTAATTTATCTGATAAAGTATTAAAGCCAGAGACTTTTTATTATTCAATTATATCCCCAAATTTTGATGATAATATCTCATTTAGAAAAATAAGAAAACATGATGACTTAGATGATTATTATAAGAATGATAATAACATATTAGAAATTTCATTATCTTTAATTGATTCATTAAATGATGAAATTATTAATATATTATCAAACACAAAAGAAATAGAAAATTATTTAAATGATCCAAATTCTATACAAAGCACAACATATAAAAATGTTGATTACAATAGAGAATTATTCTTTTCAAATTTAAGCAAGAAATTAAATTTTAAATTATTTTTTGATTTTACAAAATATTTTGATTTGGCATTAAGTAATGCGGTTTCTTATTTAATTCCAACAAAAACTAAGTTTAAAGGAATAACAAGAAATATTGAATCACATATGTTGGAAAGAACAAAAATAGAATATAAAATACCAGTTTTTTATTTGCATAAAGATATATTTAAAACAAATAAAGATGCAAAATATCCTTCAACACAAACATAGATTATTATTTTTTTTGTTTCTTAGAACTAAGAGCACATAAAATTTTACATTCATATGTAACATCTTTGTTATCAAATTGCCCATAACTTATAGAAAAACCAAATTTTTTCATTGTTTCTTTTATTAAAAATTCATCTGCGGGGCAATTTGAATAAGTATTTTTATAAACAATTATTCTTTTTGGTCTTTGGTCTCCAAATAATTTATCATGTGAAAATTCAATATCAATTCCATCGCACAAATTTTTGATATAAGGCTTTTCTATCATTATTTATGAAGTTATCCCTTCTTTTATTTTTATTTGTTTAAATGACCAAATTATTGGTTTAATCAAGTAATTTGGGGCAGAGTATAGCATCTCTTCTATAAATAACCAATCAAAACCAATATGTTCAATTATGTTTGTTGATGGATTTTTTAAAATTTCCGGTTGTGAGTCATCATGTTTTGCAATAAAAAAAGTTAAATTTTTAAAAGTTTTACAAAGAGGTTTGTCGAATTTATCTAATAAAATATTATTATGTTTAATTCGCAAAGATGATTCTTCATAAGTCTCTCTTAGAGCAGTATTTAATAAACTATTAGAATCTATTTCTTTATCCCAGCCACCTTTTGGTAAATCAATTTGATTATTTTTTTTATATAAAACAAAAAATTTAATTTTGTTATTTTGTATTTTATATATTATAAAGCCAGCACCTATTTTCATGATTTAACACTATATATTATTTTAGATATTATATAATAATTATTATGAGTTTTATTAAATAAATGAAAATATTTATTGATCAAAATAGTGACTTAACAAAATATTCTTGGGAAAAGGATATTAGAAAAAGAGAACCACAAAGATACGAACATTCAATTGCGTGTGAAGTTGAAATAGTTTATGGAGCAAATAGGGTTAAAATAGTCTCAGAGGACCAAGACCAGACAAAATTTATTGAAGCAGACCCAGAATATGATAATAATTTATTGGAAGAATTAGCAGCACAAAACATAATAACTCCAAGAAGGTCTGATTTTAATCAACACTATGAAAGTGGAAATGGAAATATTGATATCTATCAATTTTCAGATTTCATGCCACAAGATCAACATTATGATATAAACTCATTTAAACCAATTGAATTTGATAGAAATAAATATTATAATGATTATCAATATGAACCAAGAGAATTATTTGTTGAACCAAATAGATATGTTGCTTTTAAAGATACACCAAATAATTACACCATAAGAACAACTTTGCAAAAAGAGGCAGGTATTGACTGGTTGGATAATAATACATTAATGTACAATAAAAATTATCCAAGTTCTGGATGGACATATTCATATGATTCATCACAAGGTATAGATTCAATAGTTTATGGCGGAAAATATATAAAAAATAAATAATTAAATATGAATAACTTTTCTGATTACATTTTAACTTATACAACCACACCAGAAGATACATTTGCTGAAAACTTTGTTTACTTAGAACAAAATAACGTAATTAATGAAACAAATTATCTCATATTAAGCCACTCAATTCAAGATATAGGATTTAATTTTCAGCTGAATGATATAACTTATAATAAATTAATGATATCTTTGTTTGGATTTGTTACATTAATAGATCCAAATAATTCATCACCAACAACTAGCTCAATTTTAAATGAAATATTTATGGTAGGTAGTTTATCAACTGGTTCAATAAATTTATTAACAACTCACAATAATGTTTTAATAGCACCATGGTTTTCTGAATATATACTACCATCATATAATTATACTGAATCTGGTAAAACTGAACCAGGTCCATATTCGGGAGGTAAACAATCTGGAGTAACTTATTATAAATCATACAATAATAAATATGGCAAATATTTTTCTACTAGATGGAATATTTTAAATGCTCCAACTGACTCATCATTAAGTAAAGAAAAAGGTTTAAGAAGTGAGTTTGAATGTGTTTTAACTGAAAATGGAAAAATATATTTTAATTACAAAAAAATTGATTTAAGTAGAGATGAGGATTTAAAATTATTTTTTTATGACCCTTTATATACAACAAATACAACATGCGGTGTATTCTTATGCACAGGCAGTCTAAGAGATTTCTCATCAATATCAGACCCAACATTATATTCGGGATCATATAAATATGGTGGGTACATATCTGGCTCTTTTACAGAAAATGAAAAACCATATAGAAATAGTTTAAATTTAAAAAATAATTGGCCTGGTGGAACGATTTTAAACACTTCAATCCATTTTACTCCAAATAGTAGGCATTTCAGAAAAATTGCACCAAGAAAAGTTTCAAACAAACCAAGAAAAATTGACTCTATAAAATATTTTGATGATAGATTAACAAAAGTTAATTTAACAGGTTCAAATATATTTCCATTTGTTAATCAAAGATTTTATGCAAATGGAACACCTTTGTCAGAAGATTTACAAGATTTATACTCAAATGACACAATAGAAATTTCAAACACATGTGAGGTTAGATCTCAAAATGTAAATTTTATTAATAGCATAGAATATAAACAAAATAATCCATCATTTACAGAAGAAGCTTTTTATGAAGAAAATAGTTCCTCAGAAGTTTTTATAAAAAATATAACTCTTGAGAATTTATATAACATAAAAATGTTTGAAAAAACTGCATCAATGTATTATTATGATTTTGATGCAAAAACATTTCTAGTATATGATACAGGTTCGGTCATAAACCCGGAAAATGAAAGAATAAGTTTTAAAAATAATGATCAAATAACATATTCTCCAACAGGTTTTCATTTAGTGTCTGCATCATCTATGCAAATAACACCCAACCTGACAGATTTTTATGAAAGATTAGCATTTTCAAGTAGAAGGAATACAAAATTAAATTTTAGTGTCTTTGAAACAAATTCAAGCTTTATAAATAAAAAAGATAGGTTTTTTAGGCTCGGTCTTAAAAACAATGATTTAATTTTAGATGATGTCGAGATAGAATTTGGTTATAAAGCAGGCACAGGATGGTTTGATGATGTAACAAATTATCAATATTATTCTGGCTCAGCTTTATTGGCCGGACAAATTGGCACAACAAATCTACAGAAATTTGATACAGGTGGACCAGGAATAACAGTAGCTTTAATTAATATTAGAGATGATTCAACAGTTGACACAATTGCAAAAGCTTTTATAACACATGAAAATGACTATGATTATATAAACAATACAAGTATACAACATATAACTGGCGGTGCCAAAGAATATATTAAAAGAATAAGAATAAAAGGCTACAATGAACCAGATTTTGTTATTTCTAATTCAATTCCAACAGGCAGTGTAAGATTAAATTTAAAACCAAAATTATCAAATGGTGTTAATTTATTGACATCTTATCAGCCAACTAACCATATCGATTTTTTAAAGCAAGAATATGTTGAATTAAACACAATATCAAATAATACTGTTATGTTAAGGGAAATAGAACCTTTCTCAAGGAATAATACAGGTGAAGATTTTAGTCAAAGATCTGAAACAGTAGATGTCGCACCATTTAACACGTCAAAATTTACAGGTCAAAATAAAGTTTATGTAAAAAATCATTTCTATTCTGGTAGCATGTCTAATTCAGACTATAGCTATTTAGTTGCAAATGGCGCAAATAAAAGATATATGCTTGTATCAAATTTATATGCCGAAAAAGCATCTTCATATAGACTTAAAAATGGTGATAAATTAACTTTATTAATTTCAAAATGCAGACCATCAATACCTTCTGGTTCAATACCATATGCTGTGTCTGGATCTCATGATTTTGTTATTTCTGATCAAGATGTAAAAATAAAATTGGTCGGAAGGTATACAAAAGATCAAGATGATGTTATTGAAAGTAATTATAACAATAGATTAGTTATTGATGGTTTTTCAACAAATTATGATATGGATCACATATTTGATCAATCAGATAAAAAATATAGATCTCTATCTACTTCATCAATATCAGGTTCTATTTTAACTTCTAATTTCACACCTTCATATTCTCCAACAGGGTTCAGTGGGTTTAGAGCTGAAACTACACTTGATAATATTGATTATTATTCTACAAATAGATATACAAAATTGAATTTAGGTTATATAACTACTGTTCAAAGTACATATATTACAGAATTATACACACCTTTTGATGATTTAGAAGATTATATATAAAATAATTTGGATAATATTATAAAATGAAAAATAGAAGTGATAAAATAAGTATAAAAACTATAAAGGCTATAAACAATACAACAAATATAATAACTCAAACAAATAAGACAACAAATATTGGAATAATTAATATAAAAAATATAATAACTTCATCTGTAACTAGCTCTAATAGCATATCCACGGGTTTAAGTGCATCACTATATAGTTTATCAAGCTCATTAACATTATTGTCTTCATCTGTTAAGAATTTAACTTTTCAGTCACCTTTATCTGCATCTAAAACAATATTTTATCATGAACAAAATAATGAATTAAATTCTGGGAATGAGATCTCATTTAATGGAATAGACACTACAGGAATAATAATGTCAGAAATTAATTTTAAAAATAATGTTTCTGTATTTTTAAATGGAGTCAGACTAATTTCTGATCATACAGATGTTAATTCAGAAGTTGAAACCGGTAGTAGTAATAATAAAATTAAATTTAATGTGCCAGTACCAGCAAAATCTATAATAACATTAGAAATATTTCGTGTTACAACAAATTAATTAATCAATAAAAGTTAATTTATTCCATTTTTCTAATAACATTTTAGATTTCTTTTCAAATGTTTTCTTGTCAATACTGTCTTTTACCCCAAATTGTGTACCATGAACATCACTAAATTGTTCATTTAAGTTTAATTTTGTTTCAAGTTCTTCACCTTTTATTTCATACATGTTTTTTGCTTCTGGATCTTTTCTTAATAATGATTCTGCAATTTCTTTTAAAATTTTATTTTTCATTTTTTACCCCAATAAATTGATAATTTTTATATTATTAAATATATATTAAAGAATAAATTATTTTTAACTTAGTTCAAAACAAATAGGAGAATTTAAATAAAATGGGTGATAAGTCATTATATCTAAAAAATCAAGTTCTAAATGCAGCATTGGTGCCAGGAAATAGCTTAACTGGTTCTTCATCTGGAAAGATCTTCGTAAGTTTACATTCAGGCTCTGCCATATATACAGTTGGTATAAATAGTGGTTCTTTTAATACCACAACTGAAATAACCGGTTCAGGATATGCAAGACAAGAAGTTGTTTTTGCATCTGCTTCAAATGGACAAACAGGTAATACAAATGAAATATCGTTTGGTATTTCTTCTGGTACTTATGGGCCAACAAATAGCATTGCAGATACTGGTTATGTTACACACTTTGCTTTATGCTCACATAATACAGGATCAGCATCTGGACACGTTGTCTTTTATGCAGATGCTCTTGCAAATCCACAAATTATAACTGTTGGAAACGAAGCAAAATTCGTAAGTGGTGCAATTACAGTTTCTGAAAGTTAATCAGAAAACATTTTAAATTTATTTAAAAATTAAACGGATGCCTTACAAAAATAGGGCATCTATTTTTTTATATTTTTAAACGATAAATAAAAGTTATTTACAAGCAATAAACTTTCAAATTTACAATCATATTTATAAAAGTGCTTTTAAATATTTGATATTAAGGTACTTTTATGAAATTAAACTTAAATTATAAAATAAGAGAGGAAATAAAAAATATACATTATTTTTATAACATTTTATCAGACATAAAGAGACAAAATTAAATGCCAGCCACAAAATTAAACTTTCCAATTCAAGGAATATTTTCAGTTGAGAGTTTGACAAGCTCAGAAACATCACAAACTATAACTGAGAATGCATTATTTGAAACAGTTGAAGGTGTAATTGTTTTATTAAGTGGTGGAATTAATTTAGAGTCAAATCTAAGTGGCTCAATAAAAAAGGTAGTTTACTTAAATAAATCCACATCAACAAATTCTGATACAAATTCAAATTTAAATGTTACGAAATATATAGGAAAAGATTCTGAGGCAGGGTCAAATATATTTGGTGTTTTATATAAGAAAATTGAACTTAGTGGCTCAATAAGTCAATCTTCAAACGTTGAAGCTTCTTTAAGAAATTTAACCAATTTATCAGCTAGTGAAACAAACGGAAATTCTGATTTAATTGGCCAAATTAATTCAATAAAACATTTAAGCGGAATATCAAATCAAGCCTCAGATGTAACAAGCTATTTAAACGTATTCAAATATCTAACTTCAAATATAGAAGTAAATTCAAATACAATAGCTGGTCTTTACTGGCTATATGAATTTACAGGATCAGCACAAGGAAATAGTGATTTAGCAGCAAGTCTAACTAGAACTAAATTTATAAACTCAAATGTAGAATTAAATTCAGATTTATTTGGGTCAATAAGATCTGTTAAATTGCTTGATTCTGATGTAATTTTGAATTCAAATTTAGATGCTATGATAACAAAGGGAATATTATTAGAAAAAGATTCTAATAATAATTCAAATCTTGTTGGAACTTTAACAACAAAATCAAAATTAACAAAAGATATTGATGGTAATTCTGATCTAAATGCAAATATAATATCGTCTAGAAGATTAGAAGCAAATCCACTTGAATTTTCCTCTGATTTATACGGAGATATCAAAGAAACAACTCCAATATACCCAGCGCCATTAGAATTAACATCAGATTTATCCGGATCAATATTTAAAATCTCATATTTAAATCAAAATATTGATGTTTCTTTTTCATCAAATGTTAATTTACAAGTTAAGAAACCATTTCAAAACACATTTTCAAGTTTCAGCTCAGATTTAAGTGGAAGAGTTGTGTCTTCAAGAAGATTAGAAACAAATCCTCTTGAATTTTCATCTGACATAGTTGGATTTTTAAGTGAAAGTGTACCTTTATATATAAATTCAAATTTTAACTCCAATATCCAAGGCACAATATTTAAAAAATCTTATCTAGAAGGAAATATACTAGGTTCAATAAGCTCAGAAACAAATCTGTATGTAATAAAATTGTTTAATTCTAATAGTATTGATTTAAATTCAGATTTAACTGCAAATCTTGCAAATTCAAAATATTTTCATTCAAATAGTATTTTTGGTGAATCAAATATAAGTGCATATCCATTTAATATAAAATCTGCAAATGATTCTAATTTAAGTGGTTCAATATTCAAAATTGCTTATTTACAGAAAAGCTTATCTGGAGATAGTAATGCAAGTTCAAGACTAAATGTAAACAAATATATAAGTGCAAGTATTGAAGCAAATTCAAATCTATTTGGTAGAATAAAATCAGTTAAAAGATTAATACCATTAGATTTAAGTGGAACTTCAAATTTATCAGGATATACATTATATATAGAATCTTCAAACGACTCAAATTTAAGTGGATCTGTATTTAAAACTTCTTATTTGCAAGGTTCGTCAAATAATAATTCAAACGCAAATGGTATTTTAACAAATGTAAAATATTTCAATATAGCATCTGATTCCGATTCTAATACCTATGCAAATGTAACAGTTACAAAATATTTTAACTCAAACATTAATGCTGATTCAAATCTTTCAGGATATCCATTTTGGGCAAATTTAGGTGGAAACTCAAACGCCAGCGCCTCAATATTCAAAATAGCTTATTTACAAGGAACTCTTAATAATAATTCTGATACTATTTCTAATTTAATTGTAACCAAATATATTAGTGGTTCATTATTAAATGATTCAAATGGATTTGGTAGAGTTACTGTAACAAAGTATTTCCATTCAAACAGTATAGAAGGTGAATCTAATTTAAATGGATATCCTTTATGGGCAGATTCCAACTATAGTTCTAATTTAAATGGTACAATATTTAAGATAACATATTTACAGAAAAATCTAGTAAATGATTCGAATTCAACTGCTAATTTAATTGTAGCCAAATATTTTAGTGGTTCATTATTAAATGATTCAAACTTATTTGGAAAAGCAACGGTAACAAAATATTTCCATTCAAATAGTGTAGAAGGTGATTCTAATTTAAATGGATATCCATTTTATATAAATTCAAACAATGAATCAAATTTAAGTGGATCAATATTTAAAACTGCATACCTAAACAAAGATTTATTTAATGATTCGAATTCAACAGCCAACTTAATTGTTTCAAAATATTTTAGTGGTTCTTTATTAAATGATTCTATTTTAAATGGTTCAATAAAATCTGTTAAAAGGTTGCAACCTTTAAATATTGAAGGAGAATCTAATTTAGCAGGATATCCATTTTGGGCAAATATAAACGGAGACTCTGATTCTATAGCAAAACTTACAAGAGTAGTCTACTTAAGTAAAGCAATAGAATTAAAGTCAGAAGCAAATTCTAATTTAATTGTAACAAAATATCTTAATGCCGCTACTAATAATAACTCAAATATATATACAGATTTAAATGTAACCAAGTATATAAATGGGTTTATATCTCAAGAAAGTTCAATAAACGGTAATTTATATAGAAGTGTTCCATTACAAATAAATTCATTAAATTCTTCTGATATAAATGCTGATATTAGAAAAGTTTTACATTTAAGTGGCACCATTGAAAATGATTCAATTTTAAGTGGGTCAGTATTTAAAGTTTCCTATCTAGAAAGAGACATAAACAATAATTCTAATGCAAATTCTGTTATTACAATTACTAAGAGATTATCAGGATCTTTAGAAGGAAATATTGATATATCAGATTCTTTTTATGATCCAAGTACTGGAATATATTACCCAGTTATAATGTTTGTACAAAAATATTTAAATGGAGCAATAAATGTAGAATCAAACTTAAACGGCCACCTTAATGAAAGTGTTATATTAAATAAAGATTCAATATATACATCAAATTTACAAGGTATTTTAACTAAATTTATAAATCTTAGTGGCAGTTTAGAATTAAACTCAGACTTAAGTGGCACCTTAAAAACAAACAAATATTTATCATCAAATACATCTTATGACTCTAATATTAATAGTGCATTAAATGTTACAAAATATTTATCAGGATCTATAACATTAGATTCAAATCTAAATGGATCCATTTTAAATACAATAAACATATCAGGCTCATTAAATGGAAATTCTGATATAAATTCAAACGTTACAAAACTATCATATTTATTTGTTGATTTAAAAACAACATCTGATTTATCTGGTAGTTTATTAATTGAAACCGAAAGAGACTTACTACCAAATCCATTAGAAGGTGAATCTGATTTAACTGGGGAATTATTTAAAGTGATCCATCTTGGTATTAATTCTATATTCTCATCAAATTTATCTGACAATATTTTTGTTGATAAATCAAGAACAGAATCAGGTGGCAAAAAATCAGGTGAAATAGATGTTTGCTTTATGCATACCGGAGAGATAACAAATGGAAATGTAATAGGAATATTTAATTTACCATACAATACAGATAATAAAACATTATTTTATAATTTAAACATAAACAAATCACGACTTGCCAAATCAGGACATGATAAAGTATTTAATTTGGAAATTTATAACTTTAAAGATCAAAAGATAAAAGAAATAATTTATTCTTCTGGTTCATATGGTGGTAATATTATTGATTCATTTAACTATACTTATAAGTCAGGAGATATATTTAAGATTAAATCTCTAACAGCATATACAAGTAGTGTTGGTTCGACAGATCATAACCAACTAAGTTTTGCATTTAATTTATTGTTTGATGTTATTGAAAAGTGATATAAAATATGAGCGAAGATTTATTAAGAGTATCACAACACAATATATCTGTTTTATCAACGCCAAACTCAAATGAAGATCTATTAAAAGTATCTCAACATAATATAGCTGTTTTAACATCACAAAATTCTAATCAAGACCTATTAAAAATATCACAGCATAATATATCTGTATTAGTAACTTATATTAAAAATTTAAATGCAACAACAAATTTAACCTCCAATACAATTGGCAACATATCAGTATCTAAACAAATAAGTGGATCATTAAGTTTAAATTCAAATTTATATGGTAATATTTTAATTCCATTTAATCTAAGCGGCTCTTTAAACGGCGAAACAGAAATAAACGCATCTTTATCAAGTGGAGGCGTGCAATTAATAGCAAATACAGAAAATAATTCAAATTTAAGTGCGTATATTAAAAGAATAACAACAGAGAAAAAAATAATTATAATAACAGGATTTTAACGATGTTAAAAGATAAAAATAGATTTAAAAAAATATATCCATATAATAGAGTAGAACCACAAAAACAATTAATTTTATTTACATTAAATTCATATTTTTCAGGTGGCCCTCTTGCATCACAAGATATATTATACTATGTTTTTAATAGAATGATTGAAATACCTAAAGATTTTTCTAAATCAATTTTATATGCAAATGTTGCACCAACTTCAAATGCTATATTTTCAATTTATATTTCTAAAAACGGATCTTTAATACACATAGCAAATGCAACAATATTAGCCGGAAATAAATATGCTACTTTTGAAACACTTATAGGAGTAAATCAGATCATAACAGAAGGCAACGTATTGATTATTAGATCGCCAAGTACAATTGATTCAACTTTAGAAGATATATCAATAACAATATCAGGAGATTTATTATCATGACAATACATTTTATGGAAGGTTTTGATCAATATAGCGATGACAAAACAAAATTATCACAGTTGTGGGATTTAAGTAGTTTTTCTGTTTCTTCTTATATTACAGCAGGAAGATTTGCAAATGATTATGCAATAACTGGTTCTTTATTGTTGTATGGAACTGATTATGTGCAGAAAAATTTTAGTGATTCTTTTTGTGAAGTTAAAGTGGGTGTTGCAATTAAATTTGACACTTTAGCAGATACAAATGCATTTTTAATTTTAAAATCAGACTCTGATGATTTATGTTCACTATCAATAAATTCTGCTGGGAGATTAATATTTCACAGAGGAACAGAGCAAAATATAACACCGGCAAATCTTATCACACAAAGTAATCCTGGTGTAATTAATTCAAATTCTTGGAATTATCTTGAAGTATATGTTAAAACTTCTGGTTCACAAAGCTTTGAAGCATATTTGAACGGAACAAGTTTAATTTCTTATTTACCAGTTAGTCAAGAAGTTTCTGCAAAAGATTTAACAGGAATAAAACTATTTGGTTTATATGAAGGTTTCTTTGGCACATCTAATGTAACATATGATGATTTATATGTGAAAGTTGCAAATACTTTAACAGGAAGCACCCCATTTACATCTTCAATTACCGAATATTTGGGTTCAGCAATTATTAAAACAGCATATCCAAGTGGCCAATTTGGAAGAGATGGTACTTATGATCAAACTGGTTCAATATCAAACCTATTTAATCCATTAAGAACAAATGATGGTGACACCTCATATGTTTACTTTACAAGCTCAGTAACATATCCATATGTTAGTTTTGATTTTTATGGATATGGAGGAGATCAATTTTTAAATTCTGGAGATACAATTAAAGGTTTCTCAAATAATATTTTAGCTAAAAGTACAAGTGGATCTTTGCATGATGTTAAATTTTTATTATTAGATGAAAACGATGTAACAATTGATACATCCCCAATAAACGGTACATTAACAACAGATTATAAATACTTTTTTAAAATATATGATAATACAATTATAACTTCATCTTATCCTTCAACAGCTGCTGAATTAAATAATCTCATGTTTGGAATATTAGAAGATAATTCTTAATAATTTTTATTATAATATAATAGTTTATTATAAAATTTGGGTATAAAAAATGAATTGTTCTTGCAAAAAATCAAATATTATTGAAAACTATATAAAATTTAATGGTGATTCAACAGTAACAAATAAACCTTGGGGATTTGAAATAAGATGGGCTGACAGCAATGTTGGTGGTTATTTTGGAAAATTAATTCATGTTTGCCCCGGAAAAAGATTATCTCTTCAATATCACAATCAAAAAACAGAAACAATGTTTTGTATTGAAGGAGTTGGCAAATTAATTCGCGGGGAAGAAACAATATATTTAATTCCAGGAAAGAACGTTCATATACCATCAGGAACTATTCATAGACTTTGTGCTGATTCAAATTCATTTGTTAATATTATTGAAGTATCCACAAGTCACGATGAAGTTGTCCGTTTAGAAGATGATTATCAAAGATAAAATAATTAAACTTTTCATATTCAACCTCATATTTTCTCGCCAATTTTAATATTCTTCTTGAATGATTTAAAGCATATTTAGATTCTAAACAATTAATACCTACAGCATAACAAGCAATTGAATATGTATCTTCATCATAAGAAGATTTATATTTCATATATTTTGTGTTATATTCATCTTTAAAAATTCTTAAAATTCTTGCACCAGTATCAATGGAAAGACTTGGTTCAAATAATTCCCTACACTTTAACTTAAATGTTCCTCTTAAAACCTGAGTTAAACCACAAGCCCCAGCAGAAGAAACAACCTCAGGATTCCACCTTGATTCATTCCAAACAATTGCAGCAAGAATAAATTTATCAACATTATGTTTGTTGCTGCTATCAATAATTAAATTTGTATTATAACAAGCAGTTCTAATATCATCCATATTTAATTGATATTTAGTATCTGTTGTTGATAACGAAAAAATTGCAAAGCATAAAATTAACCAATCCAACATTAAATTTTCTCCATATTTATATCTCTAATAATAAAATAATTTTCACTAACCAGACATTTATATAAGTTTTCTTTTAAATGTGAATCATAAGCCTCCTTCTTTACTATTGTTGCAATAATGTTATCTTTTCTTCCCCCCAAAATTTTATATATTGAATTTGAATCATAATGCCATATTTTATTGTCAGAACCAATCATAATTCTCTTTGATACTTTTGTATCCATAACTTCAACGTATTCATGAAATCCATGCCATTCTGTATACATACAATCTTTTAGTTTAACAATATCACCAGATTTAAAGATTCTTTTCTTCATTTTATAAACCTTTTGATATTTTTGTATGTAAATCTTTTCTTGAGTTTACTTCGTTATTTTTAATCGATTCACACAATTTGCGGTGAGAATCTACATTATATTTTGATAAATTATCTTTCATTTTATCTCTATCGACATTTAATTCAATCAATACCTTATTTAATCTTTTTAATCCAAAAAATGTTAATTGTGCTGAATCTTCAAATGTTATTCTTTCAATACTTGAATGACTCATATCTCTTTCAAGCCAACTATTATTATTGTCAATAGCGGTTGTTAAATAACTTTTAATCATCCTTGATAAACCACAAATATTTTCACATAAAATTGGATTTCTTTTGTGAGGCATTGCAGAAGAACCAACTTGATTAACATCAAATTTTTCTGATAATTCATCAACACCATTAATTGATAATAATCTAATATATGTTGCAATCTTTTCCATAAAAGAAGCAATCATAGCAAGACAATAAAAATAATCCGCGTGAATATCTCTTGAAATAATTTGAGAACAATTTTTTGCGGGGAAAATACCTAATTTATCACAAACATACTTTTCAATGTCTTGAGAAATAACTGAATAATTACCAACAGGCCCAGATATTTTGCCAACATGAACTTTAGCTAATACATTAACCAATCTATCCCTATTTCTATCTAACTCACTCATCCATCTTAAAATAACGTCAGAAAATAATTGCCTTTCAGCAACTTGACCATGTGTTCTCCCACACATTTCAACTTCAAAATTTAAAACTTCTAATGTCTCAAGTGTTCTTCTAATTTCTAATAAACAATCATCAATTTTATTTAAAGTTTCAATTAAACACAAAGATAAAGCAGTATCCAAAACATCTGATGATGTTAATCCATAATGAATCCATTTACCACAATTATCAGGAATTCTCTCTTCCAACATTCTTATAAATGAAGCAAACTCATGATGAGTATCTTTCTCAATTTCTTTCCATCTAGAAACGTCAATTTTGACATTTAGAATTATTTTATTAAATTCACCATCAGATACCACTCCTTTATTTTTTAAAGCCTCTAATGTCAAAATTTCAATCTTTAACCACTTTTCAGTTATAGACTCTTCCGACCAGATCTCAGAAATTTCTTTGCTTGAATATCTTTTGATCATAAAATATTCTTTCAATATTAAAAGTTATATTTGTTGTGTTCTAATTTATGACATGGCTTACATAAGACCAGACCAGAAACATTATTTTTGACATGATAATCAGCAACCAGATCAGAAATTTTATTTTTAAGTTCTAATAAATGAGGATTCTTATTAATACTTTCAGTATCACATTCAGAGGACAAACTATCTTCCCAGCCTTCTTGTTCAGCCATTAGTCTAATAATAGTTGCCATTTTAATTTTATTGTGATGCACTTGCAATTCAAAAAAATTTTCTTTTGTACTTTTAGTTTTACAAGTATCACACGTGTAATCAGACTGTTCCAATAATTTATTTTTCCATTCGGTTATTAATTTTTTATTACCATAACATACAGCCATTAAAGAACTTGTGCCGCCATTCCATTGTGAATGCTCTTTTCCATGAAGAGTTCTTATTGTGCCATTCTTTCTGCCTTCAGACATTCTTTGTGAAGATTTTTTCTTGTATTCTTCTGTATCACGTTTAATAAAAACATTGTTAACTCTTTCGTCAGTTTCTTTTGAAAGTCCAGAATTCCAAACAACACCAGTATCATTTCTATGAAATGGTTTCCAAGTACCATCCTCCAACATTTTTTTTCGTGTTTTTAATGAATTTGTTTTTGATTTTTCAGTTTGAAAGTTATTTTTTACCCTTGATGCATGACCAAGAATATATTTAGTAAATCCTCTTGTTGTATCTAAAAAATTAACTGCACCTCCACAACCACAACCACAAGTGGGTTCAGAAGGAAGATTATTTAATTTCATATAAAGTGATTTAATATCTAACTTATGAGATTTGGTCCAGTGATTACTAATGGAATTAATTGAGTTGTAATTTTTATCTTGGCAAATTGGACAATTATACATGACAAAACCCTTTCAAAAGTTTATATCATGTATAATATATTATTAATTTGGTTTGTTCAATGACAATTGTATATTATGCAAAAACATCTTGTCATTTGTCGAATAAGAGACCTAAAATTGAAGTACGCAATTATCAAAACGTAAAGTCATTGATATTTCAAGGGGTTCACCAGCACCATAATCAAGATCATTAAAGTTTGCTTCTGTCATAAATGCACCTTTAATATCCCATAATTCTACAACAGTTCCAACTGGATCGACAAGTTTTAATTGAATATCTCTTTTATAGAAGTCTGCATAACCAGCTCTACCAGAAACGCTTTCAAAATGTAAACGAACCCATTCCATAACTTGTTGTGCACCAGATGGAGCAATTGGATCATAAAGAGTAACGCTTAATGTGCTGAAGGTTGTTTTTCCAGCAACATATCTACGGCTGTTAAGAAAAGGAATTTCAATTTCTTCGGTAGAAATTTGTGGTCTTGCTGTTGATTTAATAAGAAAGCTATCAATACCTTCTATGGCAAGAATCCATCTATTCTTCTTTTTAGGTTCGAAGTGAACAGGTAGCATTGATGATACGCCTAATGTCTCAGCCATTTTATTAATCTCCCAAAGTGTATTTCAAATTTAATTATAAGTATATTATTACTTTTATTTTTTATTATGTTTTTTTAAATTTCTTTTTTTTCTTATTTTAACTCTTTTTGGTAATTTAGAACCTTTTGGAGTTTCTTTTTCAAATTCTTTGGCCATTTTACGCCACTTCTTGCTTTTGTTTGCTTTCCACCAAAAATATCTTCTTTGTGCTTGTGATAAAAACTTTTCTTGAATAATACCATTGATTAATTTTTCAACTATTATATTTTCAATGGTATTATCAAGAGTGTTCATCAATTAAGCCCCAAGTTGATTTGAAACAACGAAATCAATTGAAACAAATTCAAGAGATTTAACTGGTTGAATTAGAACTTTACCTCTAATTGTATTTGCTTCAATATCTGCTTGAGTTGTTGTGCTTGTATCAATAATAACTTGGAAATTAGACATACCGCCAAGATTTCTAATTCTCTGTAATCTTGGTTGAACAGCTGCTGAGAATCTACGTAATGTTTCTTCTTTAGCTGGTTCAAATATAAATGTATTAGCAATTTCTCTGACAGATCTTCTTACTTCAATTAGAAGTCTTCTTACATTAACTCTATCAAGAGTACTTGCTGCTTTAAGTAATGTTTTTTGTCCCCAAATTACAACACCACCATTTGCGGTAAGATTAATAACAGAATTTCCTGGGAATGCTATAAGAGGATTAATATCAGCATCATAAAGTGCATCAATATTTTCCTGAGATAATTTAACAGCTGTTTCAAGTGTGGACTGTAAAGCTCCTCTTGTAAAACCAGCTGGGGCAAACCAAGGATGACCAATATTATCATTTAGAGAGAAAGCACCTAAAACAGCAACAGAAGGTGGAACTCTAACTGATTTTAATGATGCTCTATCTAAGATATTAACATCTGGGAAATAAGCTGCAGCAAAAGAACTATTAATATTAAGTGAATCAAATTCAGTAACTGTATTTCCAACAGAAACATTTGATGATCCATCTCTTAGAATAATCTTGTTACCAGAATCATCATATTCTTCAATATCCATAAGATAAATTGCATCAAATCTTTCTTCAACAACATCAATTATCTTATTTGTTAAAGTGCTATGTCTGATTCCTGGAACTGCTAAAAGTTTAAATTCAACTTCAGAAGTATTTGAAATAATATCAACAGCTTTTGTATAAGAAACAACATTTGGGCCAGACTGTAAACCACGTCCTGCAGATAACATATCTTGTTCAACTGCTACTGAATCTATTTTGGATTCATGTTGATCAAATATATTAACTCCATCAAAACCACCTTGCATAATAAAGTTGAATTTTAGATAATCTCTATTGTTTTGTGTTAAGTCTGTTGCAACAAGTTTACGTTTACCGGATTCTGTATGAGTTGGCTTTTTATTGTAAACTGCTTGATGCCATTTTTTGTGATCAGCAACACCAGAACTATTTGTTACAACATGAATATTTTCAAGTGTAAATAGATTATTATGGAATCTATCTGCATCTAAAATACCATTTGCTGCTGTATCTGCAACACCTTCATTTGCACCAACCCATGGTGTAACATTTCCATCTGGACCAAAATCTGGGAAATATTTCATGAAGTTAAGAACTGATTTATTTTTTTGTGAACTTCTATTTGGTTCTTCAAGAGATACAACATTTTCAAACTGAACGCCCCAACATAGAGCAGGTTCAACAGTTTTATTTAGACCGGTTTTAATTGCAATTGTTTTTCTCATCTGAAGAGGAGGAACTGTTGCAGATTGTAAAACAGAAGTTAATTGTGAAGAGCTACCAGATAAAGCAAGACCAACTTGTGAAAGAAGTTTTACTCCAAGAGGTGCAGAGCCGCTGGTTGCAAGATGATTAATACCTCTATAACCAAATGGCAATGCTTCTTCTGGAACTTCTCCATTTTCTAAATCCTCAGAAACTTCAACTCGAACAAATATTGATCTATTTGGAAAGTTTCCTTCAAATTCTAGAGCTTGTGAATTTACATTTTTATCTAAATTAAAGAATATGTTTGTATCACCAATTACTTTTGATATGTAACGATCAGACGAAGGATCTAAATTGATTCCTCTAAATTGTTCAAGAATTAATTTATTTGTGTCTGTGTCGTTGATATCTCTTATTAAAAGATCAAATGTTCCATATGGTTGTAATGCATTTGTTGATCTAACAATATTTTCAATAGTGAATTTGACTTTTTCTGCATGGCCAGCACCATCATTTAAACTATGTAATCTAAATAAGTTGTATCTGTTCCCACCAAAATCTTGTGATACAACAAATGGTGTTTTAGCATGTGCAAATCGATTTGAGAAATTTTCAAAATTTGGAATACTTGCTGTTGCAAATGAATTTTTTAGTGAACCACTTGTTAAAAATGCAGCCAATTCAAATTTATCATTAGAAACAACAAGAGATCCTGTTGTATTTGTAAACACAGAAGATGTTACAACTGCATTTACACTATCAACATCCCAATAAGCATATAAACAGTGACCAGCTTCTTGCAACTTAAGTGGGTCAGTATTTAAAACTTTTGATAAGTGATTATTTGATAAATTGTCAAAAGATGCTGTTACAACATTTGGGTAATCAACGCTTCCATTATGATTTTCAAATTTAAGAATAACATCTGCTTTAACAGTACTGTTTATACTTAAGATAACATCACCAACGTTATCATCAAACCCACCAGCTGCTCCAAATGTATTTTTTAATTTAAGACCAACACCACGCGCTGTAATGATTGCAGCTCTTATAACAGGAGCAGTGCTGCCAGATAATAATCCAACAGAAACTCCTGATTCTGAAAAGAAACTTGAATCATCAGAAGAGGCACTCATCATACAACCAAGAAAATACATTCTTCCAGCGTTAACATCTGAATCTGCCTGAGCAACACTAGAAAATGGATTGTCAACAAGAACACCTGTTGATGCAGTTGATGGTTGTTTTTCTCCGATTATAAAACCAGCAGATGTTACAGTTCCATCAAGATTTCTTTTTTCTCCATTACCAATTCCAAGTGTTCTGACGAAAGCTAAGGCACTAGAATTTCTCAACCATTCTTGAGATGCAATTTGAGCAATATGTTCACCGTTAGATGCGCCAAATTTAAGATTATAATCTGATTGTGTTCCAACTACAACTGGAACATAAGCTGGCCCTTGTGTTGAAGTTCCGATAACACAAGCGGGCACACCAGTTGGTGATGCATTGTTTTGAGTTGAAAACGTCAAATCTATCTCTTGTACAGAAACACCTGCACTTTTAAAGTTTTGGCTTGCCATATATATCTCCTAAAAATTTTTTATACAAATTGGACACCACTAGGTGTAATTATAAAATCAATTGCAATAAATTCAATGCTTCTTGTTGGTATAACTATAACTCTACAAGCTAATTTTTGTTCATCAGATTGGCTTTCATCAATAAGAACTTGGAATCTTTCAACGCCAGATTGTTGTCTTATTGCATTAAGTAATTGTTGAGCTGATGTAATAAATCTATTTTTTGTTTGAGCATTATTAATTTCAAATATTAGGCCATTTGAAATATTTATAATACCTTTCTTAATTTCTAGTAATAATCTTCTTACATTAACTCTGTCTAATGCAGATTTAGCAATTTGTAGTGTTTTTTGTCCGTATATTACAAATCCTTGTCTTGGGAAAACAGCTATTGGATTTATTCTTGCTTCATATAATTTATTTCTATCATCTGTTGTAAGTCTATAAGAAACATTTCTAACGAAATCTAATGAAGCTCTATTAAATCCTGCAGGAGCAAACCAGACATTGGTTGTTCTATCATTAAATCCAAGTGCACCTAATGCTGCTAAAGAAGCTGGCATTTTAATTCTTTTGCCGGTAACAACATCATCAATAAATACATCTGGGAAATAAGTTGCAACAAAGTTATTATCCATGTATCTATTTTGAAATACCTGAATTGTTTTATCAATATCTGGTTTTGCCGCGGAATCATCAAATAAACGAGTTAATGAATCATCATAGGATGGAATATCCATAACATATAATGAAAGACCATAACTCTTTATTTTTGCACTTACATAATCTGTGATTAAAGAGTCTCTAATTCCTGGCACAATAAATATGTTATGGTTGACAATTAATGGATCAGTCATAATATCAATTGCAACTTTATATGTATTTACAGCAGAATTTTCTGCAGATTCACCAGAAACAGCACCAACACCAGGGGTTACATAACCAGGCTCAGCACATCCACCTGTTTCAACAGATGTTGCTTTATCGTTCATTTTTGATAGATTTTTATCAAATATATTCAATCCATCAAATCCACCTGCCATAAAGTTTGAAAACTTCATATATTGTGAATATTGATTAAAAACATTTGGTTCTGTTGTTAAAGAAGCAAATGAAATCAATTTTGTTGCTGATGGTGATGTTTTTTGTTTATCAACCAACTTATATGAATCTGCTGCATCTGGTAAAGAGTCACGTAAATAAATTGCGCTCTTCATATTATTTCTGATTGTATCAAGGCTACTTGTCAAATCAGCAATTGTTTCAAATCCAAGTGCAACCTTAGAAAGTGAGAACTTATTATTGTTTAATTGATCTGCAGCAGAACCTGTTAAAACAGCTTCAAGCTTATTAATGCCAAAAAACTTAGATAAATTATCAACTAGATCTGATTTTGCTAGTGAACTATTTGGATTTAATACATCTTCAGTTCTTTCAAATTTAACACCCCAGCATAAACCAGGCATAACTCTTTCAACAGCACTTGGAGTTCCTGTTATTTGTGTATTTGTTAAAGAACTTGTTAGATTTCCTCTTGTGAGTTTTAATCTAAATGGAATTGGTGGAACAATAGCATTCTTAAGAAAATCTTTAACCCCACCTGAAACAACTGTAAGTGTTCCAGTATTAAAGAATGTTGATGTAACATCGCCAAATTTGTTTGTTCCTTGAGAAGCAGAATTTGAAACGGTAACACCAGTATTAATTACTTCAAGACCTCTGAAACCAAATGGTAAAGCAATTTCTGGCACTTGTTTATTTTCAACTGCTTGTGTTACAACAACTCTCACATATTTTGATTGATTTGGATATTTGCCGGAAGCAACAAGTCTTCTATCAGCTTTATCTTCTGCATCAAAATTAAATGTTATTCTTCTATCACCTATTTTTCTGGCAATATAACTAGCTGAATCTGGATTTAGATTACAATCTCTAAATTCTTCTATAATAACTGGCTCATAATCACTGTCATCAGAGCTTCTAATTTGTACTGTAAATGAACCGTATTTATTTCCTTCATCAACAGACATTTTTAAGTCGGAGATTGTTATTTTGACTTTTCCATTTCCAGCTGCACCATCATCAATGCTTTCAAAATGAAATAAATCATGCTCTCTTGAACCAAATGGTTGAGAAATATATTTGGTTGATTTTGCAAAATTATATCTTGTGTCGTATTTTCTAAATACCGAATCAAAATTTAAACCAATTGAATTGGTTGCAACTGTTGAACCAGTTGCAATTAAGTATTCAGGTTGAGCACCTTCTGCTGGTAAACTTGAATTAAATTTAACACTTGCAACAGAAGCTTCAACTGGGAAATGTGCATAAAGATAATGACCAACTTCATTTAATTTTGTAGGGTCAGTATTTAATACTTTTCCAATATAATCTTTACTTGAAGGATCTAAAGAAACAGTAAATATTTTAGCCCCGGCAATTCCATTATCAGATGCAAAAATACTTCCACTTGATGATGAAAGAACTAAAACAACCTGATTATCAGAACCAGACAATGCAGAAGCAACAGTTGATGCAGAAGCATTATTTAGAAGAGATACTGAGACATCAGCACTGCTTGAAAATATCTTAAGATCAACATGATCTGGGAGCATTAAAACAGCTCTATTTAAACTAACAAAATCAACACCACCAGCTGAAACAGCAACAGAATCATTGTCAGTAAATGTTCTATCACCTCTTATTTCATTGGATTGTACAGTATGAATTGCGTTTAAGAATTTAACTTTTGCTGTTGGCAAAATAAAACCAGCATTTTTGACTGTTCCTGATACTTCAGACTGAAGCATATCTTCAAGAGTATCATTTGCGCCGGCTCCAAGAATTCTTAAAAACATTCCTGAATTTCTGTTATTAAAAAACTGTCTTATAGCATAAGTTGCTGGTTTATTTTGGTTTACATCACCAAATGTTTCTTGGAATTGTGAAAGATTTGCTAATGTAACAGGAACGAAAGCAGGTCCTTTTTCAGCAGTTCCAATAACACCAACAGGTGTTCCACTGGGAATAACTGGGGCTTGTCCTGATAAAATTTCTATTTCACGTTCAAAAAAATTTGGAGACTTAAATGTTTTTTCTGCCATTTTTATAAATCCTTTTATAATACAAAAAGGTTATACGCAAATAAATATCTTATTAAAAATAGAAAATCACTGTCTTATTCATTATTTATTAACAAACCTGTTCTATCATCTATAATTCTATATTTATTTTCTCTTTTTTTGCGTAGCCTTTTAATTTTATTTTTATTTTCATCTATTGAATTATAAGTATCTAACTCAAGTGAAGTTCTATGATCCAAGTTAGAATCTTTTGATGTACTTTTTAATTTAGACAATATTGTTGGATCTTGCTCGTTAATTATATCATCTTCCTCTATATACGACCCAGATATTTTTGTTCTTGGATCAACAAATCCAAATTCAATTTTTGGTGATATAACTTGTTTTCTTATTGGAAACAATTCACCTGGTTTTTCTCCGGCAAGCAAATAAGCAGGAACAGTTAATGTAAATGTTGTTTTTATATATCTTTCTTCAGATGACATATCTTGGAAATTTGTATCATAATTAACAGTACCACCTTCTATTGTGGCCACAAACCAATAACCTTTTCTTGTTTCAATTCTAAAACAATTTCCATGCGGAAGAAGAGATGAAAATAACTTTTCAACCATTTGATTTGCATGTTGAGTGTATTCATTCCAAAATGTTACTTCATATGTTAATTGAAAAAATTGAGGAGAAGGGATTGATATTATTTCGTAAATAAAACCTTTATTTTTTTTATTTAATTGTAATAATTTGCCGCTTTTGATATCTTCATCATTTATAAGTTCGCCAATTTCTCTTCTTGACTCAACTCCTTCTAAGTCAGATCCAATCTTTTTTGCAACATTACTTTGAGATTTTATAAGAAGTCTATTTATTAAATTTTGATAATTTGAATCTTGATCATTTAATTTTCTAACAAGATTAATAACACCGGTAAACTGATTTATACCTCTTTGTGTTATATCTGATTGATTAAACCCATTTCTTGTTATTGTTATCAACGGCAAAATAAGAACACCAGATTTATCTCTTAATGCTTTACCTTTTTTTAAAAGTGCCCATTTTTCGCCGGAAGCAAATAAAACAGGTGTTTTTTTAAAACCTTCTTGGTTGTCTCCAGTAAAAAGTTCTAATTCTTTATCAAACAAATCAAAAACACCAGTATCAACATCTTCAATGCCACATGTTGGAATATAAATTGTTTCAGTAGCTACACCTTTATAACCATTATCAACTTTGTTACCAGTTTTAATATCAACATTAAATCTTGTAGCCATTTTTATACTTCCTTTTTAAAATCAATCATCATCATAAAAACTTGCTCTTTGCTTGTCGTCTTTTAATATTGATTTTGCACCAGTTATTGGAGAATCAAGAACACCTTTCTTTTGCAAATCTCTAATATCACCAGTTTCTCTACCGGTGCTATCAAATTCTTGTCCACGTTGTTGTTCAAATTCAAGTTTAACTGCATCTTCATCACTGAATCTGATATCTGTTGGACCAAATAATTTGGCTTTAAATAGACCTTCTCTTACTTGAGTACCATTTATTTTAACGCCTGTTCTATGTTCAGGCTGCCCAAAAATGCTTTTCATGTTAACAACTTGTGTTATTTCAAAAAATAGCTCACCAAATGAAAAGAAATCTCCAATACAAACATTAATTGCTTTATCTATAAGGTCTTTATAATGGATATATGCTTCTATTGTATAATTGTTGTCAACTCCAAAATTTGTTATTTTAGATGTTTGTTCGTAATCTGCAACCAAAGCATCTATTTCAATAGGGTTATCGTATATTTTTTTAACAGCTTCGTTATATATCTCATGTGTTTGTGTTTTTATTTCAGAAATTGAATAATAATATATTTTCTGCCCGGCAGCATCTTTTATAACCTCTTTTGCAATGTCATTTATAAAATCTATTTCTCTTTGTGTTATAAAAAGTCTGGCCATAATATTATCCTATAACTATAGCTTTGCCAATTGGCATTGGAATATACTTTAACTGTTTAGATAAATTCTCAGCAAGTAATGAATCATTTTCTAATAACTTGCTATTTGTTAGATTTTCCAAATACTCTCTCATTTGTGTTATTAACTTGTCTTTATCTTCTCTTCCTTGAGAGACCAAATCAGAACCATTTAAAGTTAAATCTGAATTTGGTATTGGTATGGATGAAAATTTAGATCTAATTAAACCTAATAGTTCTTTACATAAAGCTATGCAATATTGTCTTATCCATTGCCGACCAGATTGATTTATTCTTTCAAAAGGAATAACACCATATGGGGCATCATGAGGTCCTGAGACACCATTAATTGTATCATCAGTATATGCTGGATTTAATGGATTTATTGCTGTTGTTAAACGTATATAAAGTCTACCGACTGTTTGTTGATTAAATGGTATTGGGAATATTCTTAGTACTGTACCATTTATGTCGTAACTATAATTTGATCTTCTAACAGTTGCTGCTTCTTTGAGGGCAGACATTCTCATAACGTCATTATAAACAGGCAAAGCATAATAAACACGTGTTGCTGTATAACTCTCATAGTTAAAGTTATTTTCTAAGAAGTTAATAACGTTTTGTGAGTTAATAAGATAATTTCTTGATAAAAATGGGTCGAAATGAAATACTTCAAGTATTCTTAACTTTGTTTTTGAACCAGCTGGTTGTTTGTTATATATATTTTGATCATCAGCTGCATCTTTCATTTCGGTATAAAAATCATAATTTTGTTTACCAATTTCTAGATCAAAATAACCAATAATATGATTTTGACTTCCTCCAACACCTGCATATGTTGCATATGGCTCAGCAAGACGCATTAAATGCTCTAAACTTTGTCTTGGATATTTATTTGTTAAATCTGTGCTTGATGTTGGTAAACCTAATATATTTGATAATTGATTTTTTATATTATATTGATTTATTATGTTTGAATATTCTAATGTTGCCTCTTCAAGACAAGCCCAGATTTGCTTTTTGGACAATTCCACCGAGAGGATATCATCTCCAAGCTTTCTTTTGACGAAAACAACTGTTGCATCTGCTTCTGTTTGAAATTGACCATCACTATCATAAAAACCATAAGGTGTTGGATTTATTGTTTCATTAAATGTTGCCATTTTCACCTCTTATCAAACAAGCAATTTGTTCATATGTATTTTGTTCATTAACTCTTATCAATTTCAAATTTCTTTCTTTAAACCATTGATCTTGTTGAATATCTTTTTGTATATTATTATATATTCCTTCAAACAGCGGAAATGTCTTGCTTAATTCTAATATTTCTTCAATTGATCTGTTGTTGCCTTTATGCCAAAAAATACCATCAAATTGTAAATAAACATCATAATTTTTTATATAAAAATCTATAAACCAAACTTTTCCATTTCCAATTATTATCTTTTTTGGTGACTGTATGTTTTCTCCGCCAAATTCTTGTTTTAAAAATTCATATAATTTATTCTCGGGTTTGCTGCTAAAGTCGCCATCGTTAAAACGCTGCTCCAAATTCTTTTTAAAATTAATTTTGCTTTTTTCTGTTTTTAAAACATTATCAACACCATATTTTTGCTCACAGGTGCGTCTAATTTTCGTTTTAACAGCTTCTAATTTATTTGGATTGTCAACACCATACTTTTCAAAAAAACATTTTTTAAATATATTTTTGATGAAATTAGAGCACTTCATATGGTGATCAACACCATAACGTTCTAATGATTTTTGTTTTAAATTTTCACGGCATTTTTTTGTTTTTAAAAAAGAAGAAACACCATATTTGTTTAAACATGTTTGTTTTTGTTTTTCTTTTATTTGTTCGGATTTAAGAGGAGAATCAACACCAAAGTTTTTGATATATTTCTCACGTTTTTTATTTTTGATTTGTTCTGATTGACTTATATTTTCAACACCATAATTCTTTTTTGTGGTTTGCTTTATTTTATCTTTGATATTTTTATTTAATGTTGGGTTTTTAACTCCATACTTTTTTTGAAATATATTTTCTTTTTTTGTTTTGATCTTGCCACTTTTTTGTGATTGATTTAAACAAATTTTGGAGCAGAAAATAAAATCAATATAATATTTTTTTCTTTGTGTTTTTCTTATTGTTATTGAGTCACATTCATCACATATAAAAATCATATGCATTTTATTGGAATATAAAAATAAAATTTTATTTTGGGCGTTATCTAAGAAATATATTTTTTCTGTATTAGAAAATGAATTGATTAATTGAATTATTAATGGAAGGTTTTCAAAAATATTTATTTTATTTTTCTCTATTTTTAAAATATTTTTTTCTTTCGAACATGGCAGTTAATTCTGTGCCTGAGAAAATATTCATTAGCGAAATAGTTTTTTTAATTCTATATGTAGCCTGTTGTGAAAGTTTTTCTGGATGTAAAATAAAATAGGTTAAGCTCTCAGCAAAATCTTCATGTTTATTTTTTTGAGCATATGCAGTTGGTAAATTTAAATCCATAAAAAATCTAGTTTCCAATTTGCTTAGTTTGTCATTTAAAATATTTTTTCTATAATATGAATTAGTTATGAAAAGTGGGTTATCTTTAAGTTCTGTTTTTGTAAAGAACATATCATCAATTTGTTGTTGAATAGCTTTTTTTATTTCTTCATTTCTTTTAAAAGGCCACGTTTCCGGTTCAAAATCTAAATCTAAATATGCTATTGAAATATGAGAATCTAATTCATCTCCATGATTTAATAATAATTTATATTGGTCATAAATTGCACTCATAATAAATTGATCAGACTCTGATAAACTATCTAATATTTCTTTTATCTCATCATTTGATTTTTTTTTGTTTAATTCAATTATTTTATTATATATTTCTTCTAATTCTTTTCTTTTTTCTAATGTTACATTTTGATAATTATCTCTAGAATTTTGAATATTTGATTTTTCCTTTTCATATTTATCCCATGGCTCATGCCAGAATTTTTGAGCCGCACCATGAAGATAACTAAATTCAATATAATGTGATAATTCATGTATAATGATATAAATAAGATCTTTTTCATGAGAATGATTGCTTTTCGAAAAATTTTTCGAAAACACTGTCAATTCATTACTATCTACATCATAATATGCAAGAGCATTTGTATGATATCTATCAAAATTATCATCAAAATTCCTGAGATTGATTTTTAATTTATCTGATAAAATTTTATTATTAAATTTTTCAAAAATTTTTTCATTGCCAAGTCTTGAAAATGCATGTTTAAATTTTATGTATACATTTGTTATAAGTGTATAAAATTTTTGTTTTTCTTCGTCATCCAAACAATTATAAAATTGTAATTTCCATTTAGATACATCATGTATCATAATATTTGATAATTCCAAACATTTTGATAAATCTTCTTCTTCTTTTTTATCATTCTCAGACGTCTGAGAATGATCATTTTCTATTATTAAACGACGTATTATCGTTTTTAATTTATTTAAAGATAATTTCATTTTATCTCTCCAGCCAGGCAAGGTATTTTTATTTTAAATTCTTCTTCAGACATAAATGTTTTATAATTTTGTGTTAATTCTTCACCAATATTGATATCTCTTGCTGCAATTAAACATTTTGAAAAAGAATTTGTATCATTTATGTCTTCAATAAGATTTGCATTGTTGAAGTGGTTTGAATATTTATCATTATCCGTTGGAACAATATAAAACCCATTTTTAAAAGATGATATTTTAAGTATTTTATTTTGTGTTTTTTTATTTAAAAGATTAAATTTTTCTTCAGCTACACACATGTCAATTTTTGGATTAAAAATCCAAACCACTTTTCCTTGTTTTATATTTTCACCCGCAAAAACACCTTTTCCAGCTATGTTGCTTTTGTCTATATATGTTTTTATTATAAACATATATTATGGAATTCTATTTGAAGACCCAGTTAATAACCCTGCAAGAGCAACTGCGACTCTATTAAGTGCATCTTGAAATGTTGTTGGAGCTGAGCCTGAGAAAGTATTTGCAGGTGCAGAATAAGCCAATGAAGCTGATACAGATGTTGCAACAAGTGCAGAATTTACAGTTAACTGGTCAACCGAAATTAAGACTTCTGAAGTTGAATTTGAGTCTAGTTTTTCTTGTAAAACTCCTCTTGAATCCATTGTAATTTTAACTGACATGTTATTGATCTCCTTTGTTATTTTTTTGAGTGTTTTATGTATTTATTATGTTATTGGTAAATAATTTACTTTACTTGACCCGGCGATTCTTGTAGTAAACGCTGGTGATGAACCAGAAGTTGATACGTTATTTGATATCGACACAATAGAGCCTACAGTACCACTTATTGCTGAATTGGATGCTCCTGAAAGGACTGTAAATACATTTCCAATAAAAACTCCAATATTAGCTTTTGCAAATTTAATGCCATCAGAAGTAAAATTTGCAGTCTGTACAATTGAACTATTTGACATAACAAGCGATGTCAAAATTGATGTTGGAAATAATAAATCAGTATTAACAAAAACAGAACCAGATGCCGAATATGAATCTAACACTGTTCTATCACAAGCTGTAACTTGACAATTTCCTTCAATAGAAATAAGAGGTCCAACATTTACTTTGCCGGTAGTTGTTTCAAGTTTACAGTCAAAAATATCAACACTTGAACTTGATTTTAAGTGTATCAATGGAGATCCACCACCATTTTGGTCTAAGAAACGACTATCAACTATTCTTATTTTATTTGTAAATGTTGTATCACAAAATAAACCAGATGCATTTGAAGAAGCAGAATTTACTTTGGCAACAATAACATTTTTTAATCCGAGTGTGACACCTGATGCACTAGGAGCAGACCCAGTTAGAGAAATTAAATGTCTTGTTGATGTTGATAAATCATTTAATTTTAAATTTTGTATTGAAATTGAATCTGTGTTTCTACCTCTTGAAGCGGTTGCATGTATTGTTATTGAACCAACTATTGTTACTGCCTGGTCCTCTCTATCTTCAGTTAATCCTCTTAAAGTTACATTTTTATGTTGTATGGTAATATTTTCTGAGTAAGTACCCGGACAAATTAAAACAACGGCATGATTGTCAGCATTTCCACTACCTCCAGAAATATATGTATCTAGCTTAGATAGTGCAGCATTTATTGTTCTTAATGGCTTCATAAAACTACCAATATTTGAATCACTTCCGTCTTCTGAAACAACAACTGTGCTTCTAGGTAATGAACCACTAATCAATGCTAGATTTGTAGAAATAATATCAACATATTGTTTTGTTGTTGCTTGATTGTTTTGAGTTATAGATGACCCTAAAGTAACTATACTAGCAGATATATTTGAGCCTGTTAATGTTGTAAATAAACCCAAAGAGCCAGTGATAGATCCTGTAATGCCTTGTGAAATATTAATCGAACCACTCAATCCATAACTTCCACTTAAATTTTTTGAATTAATCCAAAGTGAACTTGAATTATTATATGTTAATAAATCACCATTTGAGGCAGATGTTATTAAAACATCATGAAGCTCATTTAATTCATATCCATTTTGGATTCTAATAAAAGCAACACCTTCATTTTGATGCGCTCTTATAACTTCACCAATTCTAACTGCGTGTTTTGGAGCAGTTGGAGCAACATTTGTATAATCTCCGCTTGACGACAAATATAAAACTTGTCCTGCTACATATGATTTTGGCGGGTCTGGGTCTAAATTTAAAGCACTTAAAACACCTTCCAATAAAACATAACCAAAATCATTATGAGCAATATTATTCATAACCATACCAAGTGTATTGGCAGAATTATTATCATTTTCATAACTTGCGGTTGAAATTAATGGATTAGCACCTTGTCCACCAGATATTCTAACTAATTTACCTTTATTTATTGTAGCATTTGTTGTATTTTTAACTTTTAAAACTGACTGTTGGCCTAAATTTACTGAATTTGGTGATACATTTGTATTATATTGTAAATCAGCTGTTGTTTGATCAAAGTATAAGCGGCCTGTTTGAAAACTAGGGGGACTAGAAGCAGATGTATTAAAATCAATATAATCTACATTAACATGTATACCATTAAGATTTGTTGCACTAACTGTTGCACCTGTCAAACTACCTGTTATTCCTTGAGAAACATTTAAAGAACCCGTTATAATCTGATTTCCATTAAATGTATTACCAGTGTCAGTTCTAGCAATATTGTTTGTATTTAAACCATTTATAGAAGAAGCTGTTAATGCAAAAGAAGAAGTTCCTAAAAGAGAACCTGTTATCCCATTATTTAAAATAACAGAGCCTGTAAATTGATGTGTATCATCTGCGGAATTACCAAATTTTGTACTTCCACTTGTAAATATAACTGATGATGTTTCAAAAATTATAGATAATAAATTAATACTTGCTGTGCCATTTACTGTTAAATTTCCATTTATTGTTTGATCCGCCGAAAAAGTATTTATTGAACCAAGTTTAGCGAAGGCTGTTGAATCTAGACCATCTAATTTATCTGTATCAGAAGCAAAAGAAGAAGTTCCTAAAAGAGAACCTGTTATCCCATTATTTAAAATAACAGAGCCTGTAAATTGGTGTGTATTTGAAATAGATGAACCGAAAATATTTGAGCCTGTCAATGATACATTTCCACCACCAGATCCAGATATGTTTGCAATTGCATTATCAACATAATCACGACGAGCATAAACAGATCGATCTAAATTATTTACAGTAAGTTCTGACGGATTATCGTCAGGAACTAATTCTTGAATTAAACCTCTTGTTCCATCTAGTGTAAATTTTACTTTTGGCATTATAAATCCTATTTTTTAATTAAAAAATATTTAAACTTCCAATCACTTCATGAAATAATATAGAACCAGAATATGGTGGAATTGTATCTTGTGAGTTTGGCGTTTTATTTACTGACCCTGAAGTTTTATAATAAGACCAATCATTTAAACCAGAACTATATACTCTTTGATAATAAATTATTTCTATTTGAGTTTCATTACCATTAATGTTTTCAAGATTAACTGTTTGGTTTTCGTTGAATGCAGTTAGAACATTAGAAGAAGATAATGATAATAAATTTTGATTATAAATTGAGGCGGAAAAATAGGAACTAAAATTATAGACTGTATACGAATTATTTATTTTATCGAGACTGACGTATTGAATAATATCAAAATTTGACTTATAATTGTAAAAACTTCCAGAATATAAAGCCATTTTGTTCCTATGGACTTGTTAAGACATCAACGTTTTCAGATGTCCAAGGAAAAATAAAATAAGAACTTATACAAATCGTAGCATCCTCAGTACCTCGGTCATAAATAAATGGATAGTTTCTTATAGTTGACATTCCTGCAAATTTTATACTTGTTGAAAAGCCCTTTGGATAATTTGCGGAGTATACTAAAAATTGTATTCCATATTCTTTTCCATCATAAGGATTTGTTCCGTTATTTGCTGGGAATGCGCAATCAACAAAATTCCACCCAACACTGCTATAAAAATTTTGATAAGCTGCAGCTAAACTCCTATCAAAATTTGAACCTTCTAGTCCATATTTAAACCATGATCTTAGAGCAGCTGCAGCAAATGTTGTACTTATTGCAGATATAGGATCTAAACCATTTGAACAAACGAAAAAATAACTAGGGTCATTATCAGCTGAGCTATGACTTCCAGATAAAATTGCTTCATGAGAAAATAAACATAAGAGTGTATTTGTTATTGTTGAAACTGGATACATATACCAAGAATAAACACCATTATTAGATGAATTTTCTGTAACAATATGAAGTCTTGCCGTTGAGGTTGTAGCAATAAAAGCAGAGCTATGTGAGGAAGTTGTGGTTGTTGAATCTGAACCTGTCCCTAAAATAACCGCACCATCACCACTAGTACCAGTTGTTGGAAGTGTTGTTGCATTCGGAGACCCACTTGAAAATTTTGATGATCTTGAATATTTAATAGTACCATTTAATGCAGTAGAACCTCTCATAAATACAAATTCTCTTATTGAATCTGGGTCTGTTATTCTAAACCATGCACCAGAATTATTCATACCATTTGAACCAGAATTTACAGAAGCTATTTGATCTATTCCTGTTGTTCCACCTGCATATGTTGTATACGTGGTACCATCAGATGCTGCTAAAACTTTCCAGCCAGCACTTTTTAATGTTTCTTTTAAATAATATAAACAATAAGCAACACCAGATGTTGCAACAGAAGGAATTAAAATATTTACATTAGATACTTTAGCCATTTTTTTATTCCTGCTACGAACTTGTTGTTGGAGTTGAACCAGAAGGCCAAGGTACCAATAATTTATCTAAATAAACATACCAATCATCTGTCGGAAAAACAGCGCCTTCACCATAATAAACATTTGATAAAATATCTGGATATGTTCTTAACATTCCTCTATATTTTAAGCCTGTTGATAAACCTTTTGGAAAACTAAATCCTCTGACCAAAAAATGCATAGCTGTGTCTTTACCATCATATGGATTTGTGCCTAAATTTGCTGGATATGATTGTCCTACGTTACTTACACCAGAATATGTTTGGCCAATTGCTTTTTCAAAAGATGCTCCAACTAATCCATATTTATATTGTGCACGTGCTGGGGTTGATGACCAAGTTCCATCTTGGCTTGTTCCGTCAACAAGATTTAATGAAGCTGCAGATGTTCCAACAATAAACCAACTTGGATCACTATCAGATGGAGAATATGATCCATTTTGTACAGCTTCATGTGAATACATACATAATATTGTATTTGTTACTGTTTGAAGACCAAACATATACCAAGGATAAACAAGATCAGTGGCACTATTATAAGAATCATTAACAATAAAATGAAATCTTGAATTTGTTATACCAGAAGTTGTCATAAATGTACTACCATGTGAACCACTTCTTGCCAATACATCTGTTGTTTGTGAACTTAATAAAACAGCACCATCACCACCATTTGTTGTTGGTAAAAGTGAAGCAGAACCACTAAATGCAAATTTAGAAGCTTTTGAATATTTTATAACAGCTGTTGTTGCAGTACTTCCACGCATAAAAACAAATTCTCTACCTTCTGATGGATCTGTTATTCTAAACCATGCACTTGCTGAATTCATTACATTAACAGATGTAATTGAATCATCTCCAACTGTTCCTGTCAAATAACCAGTCAATGTTGTTCCGTTACTTGATGACAAAACTTTCCAGCCAGCATCTTTTAATGTTTCTTTAAGATAATATAGACATGTTGCAACACCTTCAGTTGCAGCATTTGTACAAAGAATATTTACATTTGATATTATGGCCATATTTTTTCTATGTTTTATTTGTTATTTATAATGTTAAATATATAGATTTTGCTATAGCAGTTCCAGCACCACTAGAATATAAATATATATTATAAAGTCCAGAATTTAAACTTAAACTACTTGTTAAATACATAATTGATAATGTTGTTGTTTTTGTTAGTTTTAACAATGTTGATGGTGATGAATAACCACGAATTTCGAAAGAGGCCTCTTCTGTTCCTTGAGAACCACCAAAATAAACAAATGAAGAAGTTGAATATACAGATGCAGTTGGAATATAAAAAGATCCAATTAATGTAGTTGTATTCCCTAAAACAACACCATCTAATGTTAATGAAACTGTATTATTTTTTACAAAAGCAGTTGAATCTAAACCATCTAAAAGGTCAGAATTTGATGAGTAAGAAGCATTTAGTGCATTTGTTGAATATGAAGAAGTACCAAATAAACTCCCTGTTATTCCATTTAATACTTGAACAGAACCAGTTATTATTTGATTTCCAACAAATTGATTATCAATATCAAGTCTAGCGAATACAATTGAATCCAAACCATCTAATTTGTCTGAATTTGATGAATATGATGATGTTCCATATAAAGAACCTGTTATTGAGCCACTTACTCTTACAGAACCTGTAAATTCATGTGTGTGTTCTGCAGAACTTCCAAATTTTGAAGAACCACTTATATAATTCATAATTGGCACTTCATATGCGGCAACTAATACATTAATACTTGCTGTTCCAGTAATTGTAACATTTCCACTTACAATTTGGTCTCCATTAAATGTATTTCCAATGTCAAGTCTAGCAAATTGAGTTGAATCGATTCCATCTAGTAAATCTGAATTTAAAGCATAAGAAGCTGTGCCAAATAAAGAACCAGTTAAACCATTATTAAATGAGACTGAGCCTGTAAATTGTTGTAAATCAGATGAAAGTGATCCAAATGTATTTGAGCCAGTTAATGATATATTTTCTGAACCATATGAATTTGTTATAAAATTATATGAGATTGAAGAACTTGATAGAAATTCCCAAGATGGTAATGCATTGGGCCCATTTGATATTAATGAATATCCTTCAGGACCACCAGATAAATATGTCCATGTATTTCCATCAAAATATAATAAAGAACCAGTTGTTGGATTTATTGGTAATTGAATACCTAGAGATTTTATTGTGCCATTGTCATTGAATAAAAAGCCAGAACCAGACACTGATGATGTTGCATATGTAAACTCACCAGAAGTATTTGGAAGAGAAGTTGACCCAGTTAATAAAATTGAATCTTCTTCTCTTCTCCCGGAAAATCTATCAGGTGTTCTGGCCATTTAATTATTCCTTCTTTTTTCTTCCCGGTGTTTTTTTAACTTTGACTTCTTCAGCAACACTTTCAATAATTTTTGGTTCTTCTTTTTTAACAACAACTTCTTCAGCTGGTTGTATTTGTGCTCTTCTTGCTGCCAATGGATTTCCAGGGTGAACTCCAAGTGGTCTTCTTATCAATAATTGTTTTTCATTCATTTTATTTTCTTCAACAGCTTTTTGAGTTTCTTCAAAAGATTCAAGTGATTTAATTCTGTTATTTTTTGCATCAAAATCTTGTTTTAATTTTGAAACAATTTCTTTATATGCATATATACGTATATTTAATGCATTAACTTTCTTAATTAATTCTTCATTTTTATTTTTAATTTCTAAACCAACCTTTTCAGCTATTGATTTTCCTATTTTATATTCAATTTGTGATATTTCACCATTTATAAGATCAGAAGTTAACTTTTCTATAGATTCTGTATAATTTTTTGCTATTACTGATGTAAATGGTAAAACTGTTGTTAATGTCTTTAAATCTTCTTCCATTTTTTCTAGTGTATCATCAAGTGAGCACCCAAAATCATTTATGTACTCAATAGCATGATTTAATTTTGTTTTTTCATTATTTATTTCGGTTGACATTTTAAAAACTCCTTGGCATTTGAAACAAAATTATTTGTTTATAATTATTAAATAAAATAAAAAAAATGGGTGGATAACCCGAAAGCTACCCACCCACGTGCTAAAATTCTATTTTATTAGAATTTTTCAAGTGTAACAACATCACCATTTCTTAATTCAAATGCAAACAATATGACATTTTCACCATTTTTCTTGGCAGCATCAACGCCAATAACACCTGCTTCACTTGCAGCAGAACCACTTGCATGAATAAGTACACCATTAACGTAAACATTTAAGTCATCAGCTATAATAAGACCATTGCCAAGATCAAGTGATGATGTAACTGCAGTAACTGTTGAATTAATTGCAATAACATCTTTTTGATGTCCAGCACCAAGAGCACTTAATGAATTATCAATTCTATTAAATGCATCATAAATTGAAACAGAACCATTGAGTGTTCCACTTAATGCTGCATTAGCGCCGTCTGTCAACTGAATTGATCCAGATGCGTCTGCTAATGTAAGGAAACCATCAGCTGTTATTGAGTTGCTTGATATGCTGAGATTTGCAAGTTCAGCTGTGAGTGCACTTACTTCACCAGAGAAATCACCATTTACTGCTTCAAGTGATCCTGTGAGTTTCATGCCGCCGTCAACAAGCATGTTTGATCCGTCAAAAAGAAGTTTGCCTTCATCTTTAATCTCACCAGAAGCTCCGACGATATAAAGACGTTGTGCAACGTCGCCATCAATCTTAATTTCAACTGCCTCAACATTACCAAGATCAGAAAGACCTGTGACATCAAGATCTCCACTGAATGAACCAGAAGCAGCTGAAAGGTCACCACTTGCTGTTATATCACCAGTAACATCTAAATCGTCAGAAATATTCCAATCACCATTTTGCCATAAGATTGACTTATTACCATCAGCTGATTCAACAATAATACCAGCACCGCCTCCAGCATTAATTGCAGTATCATCTGATCCAGAAGCAACTAATAATGCAAGGTCAGCAATTTCAACTATTGTTGAATTAACAATTGTTTGTGTTCCATTAACAGTGAAATTACCAGCAACAACTAAGTCACCACTGAATGAACCAGAAACAGCACCAAGATCACCAGAGAGTGTAGCATTGACTGCATTCAAATCACCACTTAAATTGGCATCAATTGCAGAAATATCTCCACTGAATGAACCAGAAACTGCTGAAAGATCACCAGAGAGTGTAGCATTGACTGCATCTAAATCACCACTCAATACTGCATTAACTGCATCTAAATCACCTGTGAATGAACCAGAAACTGCTGAAAGGTCACCGCTTAATGTTGCATTAACAGCACCTAAATCGCCTGTGAATGTACCATTAACAGCATCTAAATCACCACTTAATACTGCATTAACAGCATCTAAATCACCACTTAATACTGCATTAACTGCATCTAAATCGCCTGTGAATGAGCCAGATACTGCAGAAATATCTCCACCAAATGAACCGGTACCAGTAACACTTAAGTTTGGCATTGAAACCATACCGGTAAATGCAGCTTCAACTTGCATAATATCATCAACTTTTTCGCCAAGAGCTGTGAGATTATATGGTGTAACTGAATCAATATAATATGCAGTACCAAAGTTCTCTTTTACAACAGATCTTAAAATATTAAGGTCTGCTTGCAAATTAGAACTTGCAGAAAATGCTGTTTCACGAGCAGCATAATTTAATGAGTCATCAGAAGAAAATGATCCGGATATTTGTGATTGTCTTACGAATGTACGAGCCATGATATACCTCCAGAAATGCGGCGATCTATTATGAAGCTTTAAGCCGCAATTATATATATAGAGGAACTTTAAAAAAGTCTATAAAAATCAAGTGTTTAAAAGGTTTTGATAGGTTTCAATAGGAGGGTATGTGTTTGTATATTAATTATCTATAACACATTTTTAGGGGTATAAAAAGTAGGTTTATTTTTTAAAAATCTTTAAAAAATTTTTTCCAACTTTCATGAATGACATATTTGTTTTTATGACCTGTAATAATTTCAAAATGTGTTGGTGTTTGAGCTTTCTTTAAGAGAGTTAATCCAGATTCATTCAAAGACTTATTTCCTTTTTTAATATTGCATGGAATACAACAAGTTGCACAATTTGTCCAATCTGTTCTCCCGCCTTTACTTCTTGGAATGATATGATCCATTGTTAATTCTTTACCTATTAGTTTTTTGCCGCAATATTGACACATCCAGTTATCTCTATGATAAAGAGCATTCTTTGAGAACTTTATTTGCTTAAATTTATTAACATTTACATATTTTTTGATTCTAACCACAGCAGGCATTCTTATTGATTGAGTTACGGAATTAAAAACAAATTCATCTCCCCATTCTTCAATAATATCAACTTTATCTTTTAACAATAATTTAACAGCACGAAAATGATTAATGAATCTCAGTGGTTCATAAGTTGAATTTAACAAAAGAACTGACATTTGTTTTCTCGCTCCGTCTTCCATTTTGATTAGTTCTCCTTTAAAAGATAATTATTTTGTTTAAAATTGTTCATTTGTATTTATTATAATTTTTATTTGTTTTTTTTAAGGAGAAAAAATGAAAATATTCTTATTTGATATCGATGGAACTGTTACAGAGGCAAGAAAACCAATAACAAAAAAAATGTTAAAGACTTTAAATAAATTATCTAAACGTGGTTTGATTGGTTTTGTTACCGGAAGTAATTACGATTACATAAAAGAACAAATATTAAATTATATCTCCCCCAAAAAACATAAATCACTTTTAAAGAATCTAATTCTTTTGCCTTGCAATGGCACAAAGAAATTTGTTTATGATTTCGAAGAAAAAAATTGGGAACAAACATATTCAAATAATTTAAAAAATATTATCACCCAAAATCAATACAATTGCCTTTTAAAAATACTTTTTAATTTGCAGTTATCTTTTGTTGATTTATTTGAAAACTCTCTTTTAACAGGCAATTTTGTTTCTTATAGAGAGAGTATGGTTAACTGGTGTCCAATTGGAAGAGATTCGAAAGATATTGAAAGAAAATGGTTTATGGAAAAAGACAAAGAAACCGGTTATAGAAAAACCACAATTGAAGTTTTAAAACAAAATTTTAAAGAGATAAATATTGATTTTGATGTTAAATTTGGTGGAGATACATCTTTTGACATATTTCCAACTGGGTGGGATAAAACATATGCTTTAAAACATTTTGATAAATCTCAAAATGATATTTATTTCTTTGGTGATAGATGTTTTGAAGGTGGTAATGATTATGAGATATTTTTGGCGGTAAACCAAATTAAAAAGGGAAATGGAATATTTGTTGATGGAATCGATGACACAATAGAAGAAATAAATGATAGATTTTTAATTTGATTTTTATTGTTCACCCGCAGATTGAAATATGAATGGATAAGTTACTTCAACAATACCACCACCCTCTGGTGTTGGAAATGAAAGTTGTTTAATTTTGCTTGCAACACATACATCAACAGCATTTGAAACACCAGTTCCAACAGGTAAAGAAGAAATAACACCACCATTTTGATCAATAACAAATTTAATTCTAACTCTTCCTGCCAAAGATGGATCTTTTTGTAATTCTGAATCATAACAATACTTGATTTGATTAATATTTCGTCTAATAACTCTTCTGATAATATCTTTATCCAAAGAACCTTTAATTTCTGCTGTGCCACTCATTGGATCTGGTGCATATGCTTTTCTCCCGCCTAAATTGCTTATACCTTTACCATAATCCGAATTATTGCCATCTTTATTGCCTTTTCCAACAGTATTATCATTACCTAAACCAATTGTTCCTTCACCATCACCACCTCCACCAATACCAGTTCCTTTTAAGCCTAAGCCATCATATCCATTTGCATCT